ATGTCATACTTCTTCGGCATCTATGTCTAGTCCAGTGTTTGCTCGTACCCAAGCTTCTCTCTCTTCAGGGTCTGGTGGATTGGGGTTTATCCATTCGTAGGATGCATCGGTTGTGCCTTCATCTTTCCAATGCATTAACCAATCGCCAGTATCTAGATGGTATACAACGTTAATAACGGTATGCCCAACGCATTCTGCAATACTTTTCGATATATCATTCGGCACTTCACAAAGAGTGATCACATCGTTATCTCTGATAAACTCTGGTGATGCAATAACTGTAGGCCAAGTGTTTACGAAAGGTAAGAAGCTGATGCATTTGTGATCACGAAACAAGTCCTTGTCTACGTTCTGTAGTTTGAAGTCTCTGATATGTGGACGGTCTGTAGGTTTCAGATGGACTTGTACTTTGATTCTGTTCCAGAGTTCTGAGGTTTTCATTTGGTCATAAGCTCCTTGATTTGTTCATCCCAAACACCTTCTAGTAAGTCTAGTGTCATCTGTTCGAGATAGTGTTCTAACAAAACTTGAGATAACTGAAACACCTTCTTAGCTGGTATATGAATCAGTTTTCCTTCCTCAATGAGTGATCTGATCTTCTTGCGACAAACTCTGTACATATTCAGCTTGTCTCTGTCTGTGATAGTTAGCATTGTCTTCTTTCTGCTCATACTGTATTCCTTCAGTTAGTAGTTATTAAGAGACTAGAGATAGAGATATAATTAATAATAACTATGTGCAACTAGTTGTACAATCTATTATTTTTCTTTTTTTTCTTTGTACATTTGCTCAAAGTTCTGTATATATATTCTAGAGACAATAGAAAAGAGATATACTATTTATGAGTTCAGTACAAGTTCAGTTCTTTAATTTTTTGGAGATAGAGAATGAAAGATTCTTGGACAAGACGTCACTGGACCACTGGAGACAGTTCACTCTTAGAGTGGATAGCTCTTCAAAACACTTCAGACACACCCAAAGACCCTTTACAGATCTTGATAGACAAAGAAGAACCAGAGACAGAAGATGATTCAACCGACCTCAGTTTCGATCAAATTGCGAAAGTACTTACTCAGAAAGAGGCTGACATCCTCTGGTATTACTACTACGAAGGTGAAACTTTACAGCAGATTGCGAAACGTCTTGGTTATCAGACACCATCTGCGGTCTGGAAGAAAAAGAAAAAAGCCATTGGCAAGCTGAGGAAGCACTATGCAAACAAAGAACCATAAACGAAAGTCAGTAAACTACAAGAAAGCCTTGACATCTAGCATCCACAATGGAGACTTTGAAGGCATCATCAGAAACATTATGCTCCTTGCAGTGAAGCACAATGACGAACATCAGTGGAAGATGGGACCCAGAACCTTTATGGAACTGTGTCAAGTCTTACTAAAGTTTCGTCAAGAGTTTGGTTCAGAAGGTGATATGTCAGAGATCTTATCGGTGCTAGAGGGTGGACAAAAAGATTGAACCATTCGATTGGTCCTCAGTCCCGCATTATACGAAGGATGGTAAGATGATTATTGATTCAGCTGAAGTGTTTGAAAAGGTGATAAGGAAGGTTGCAGATGAGACTGGCCACAGTTGGGCAGAAGTGATGGATGCAATCAACAACGATGATGAATATGTTGTCATCGATAAAGTATTCGATGAAGTATACGAGAGGTTGTTTGGATGAGAACAGACAACCCTGTGATGCAAAGATTCAGAGAAGACCCTAGGTCTTTCTTCAAGTTTTTGCACGTCTTCGATAAGGAACAAGGAAAGGTAGTACCATTCGTACTCAATGACGAACAAGAGATTCTCCTTGATGCGTTATTAGAACACAATCGTGTCGTTGTATGTAAGGCAAGACAGATTGGTTGCTCAACTCTTATTCGTGCCTACTTCTTATGGAAGACATACGTGTCAGTCGAACCCGAGACCTCCGTTATTTTGTCATATACTCGGGATTCGGCTGACCATCTTCATTCGATAGACAAAGGTTTCTATCTTGGTTTGCCAAAGCCATTGCAAAGAAAGCTGTCCAAACAGTCTTCAAGGACATTGACATTCAAGGATACTAAGGCTACGTTAAGATCGTTTACTGCTGGAGGTAAGGCTGGTTCTACTCGTTCCTTCACATTCACCTCAGCACACATTAGTGAGTTCGCATTCTTCGATGACCAAGATGACTTATTGGCTAACGTTATGGCATCGGTTGGTGAAGGCCAGATCGTTATAGAAACGACTCCAAACGGGCCAGGCGATAAATACCACGAGCTGGTATTGGGAAGCCCTGGAAACGGTTGGCACGTATGTTTCTTTCCCTGGCATAAACACAAGAAGTACAAGAAGAAGTCACAGTTTGGACATCCCAATGTCCCTGATATGGATGAGAATGAACTGAAGATACAAAAAGACAATGGTCTTAGCAAAGCACAGATGTACTGGCGTAGGACACAAATCAGTACGATGGGTATCGAAAAGTTTAAGAGAGAGTATCCATCATCTATTGACGAAGCTTTTATGACAAACTCTAAGATGTTCTATCCAACAGACATCGTAGATACGTGTTCTATCTTGCCTATGAAGGGAAAGATATGGGAAGATGACGAACAAATCATAGGAGATAGGTACTATATGGGTGTGGATGTTGCGTTAGGAACTGGCAAAGACTACTCAGCAATTGTCATTATTAGCGGAACAACCTTGCAACCAGCATATATTTACAGAGATAATACGATCCTTCCAGAGGATCTAGCAGAGAAAGTATGGAACTTGTACCACGAATACCACGAACCAAAGACCATTGTAGAAGCAGATGGACCGGGACATACAGTCTTATATAGACTGAAAGAGTGGCGTGTGAAGAACTTGTACAAGGGCAAAACCGGCAAGGACTGGTACACAAGAGGGGAAAATAAATTGAAGATATTTGATCACGTACGAAGTTTGCTTTGCAACGAGATGATCGATGCCTTTCCTCAACCACTGTGGAGCGAGATGAGAAACTGCCAAACATCAACCAAAGGAATACCGGGACACGGTAAGGGTGGACACGACGATGTCTTGATGGCTTTCTGTCTTGCACAATGGTTCGCATATTTAGAACCAACGCCAACTTTCACGCAAACAAGACAAACAATGATTGAAAAGTTCAAATCAAAAGCACGAGCAAGACGCATTAGAGCGATGGGTCCTATCCCATACAGACGTAAGGAGTGGTGATGAAACCTTCACAATTAAAGACTGTGTGCGATGTGCACGACAAATACTGGACAGACCATCGTAAAGACTTGTATTGCTACAAACAAGCATACGAAACTGACTTTTGGGACAAGAGTGCAACCTATGGAATGGGTGACTTTGGTATCACAATCCAGACATCAGATGCTTATGGATACATTGAATCGTTTATGGCATCCTTGTTCTCACGCAACCCTGGTGTTATCTTCAAGGATGGTTTACGAGCAAGAGGTAAGAAAGAGATTGCAGAACATCTTGCAAACGACTTCTTACTAAGACAAAGAACAACTATCGAGAATGCAGCAAGGATGGCACTTATCTATCCTATGTCATTCGCAAAGTTGATGCCAAGAGAAAGTGAAGATCCTTATAGACGTGTGGATATGTTTGCTCTACCTCCTTGGGAAGTGATCATTGATAGACAAGCAAGACGATGGGAAGACTGTAGGTTTGTAGGACATAAGTACTTCTTGCCTCTACCAGACGCAAAAGCAATGTTTGGCAATAAAGACTTCAAACCAGTCACGAAGAAAGAATACTTTGACAAGTCTTATCGTAATGATGACGATCCAAACATAGACATCGATATGTTTCAGTTCATTGAGATTGTAGAGTTTTACGATATGACAGAAGGTATGTTGTACTTCTACACACCAGATTGGGCAATGGGTGAAAAGTTTTTAGAGAAGACTGAGATACCATTCGAATCAGTATCGGGTGAGAAGGTTATTCCAATCGTACCATTGTACTTCAATCGTATTCCAGACAATCCCCTCGATGGATACAGTGCGATGAAAAGAGTATACGACCAGATATACGAAACGAACCTCATACGTACATTCCAAGCAAACGGTGTAAGGAAAGCATCGAGACAATACTTGGTAAGAAAAGGATCGTTAGATGATGAACAAATGGCACAAGTTGCATCTGGTATCGATGGTCTCTTTATCGAAGTAGACGATGAAAACATCAATAACGTTGTTGTGCCTATCCCACAAAACCAAACACCTCCAGAACTAGAGTTCTACTATCGTTCAGTCCAGCAAGACAAAGACAAAGGAAACATCCTTGCACCCTTCACACGAGGAGAAGCAACAAGGTCCAGTGCTACAGAGATCAGTGCATTGGCTGCTTACTCATCGAATGAAGTAGGACGTCTTGCACGTGAAAGGGATATGATGATAGAAATGATTGCCACCACGTATATCAACATTCTACGATTGTATATCGAAGAGAGTGGAGATAGAAACATCATCAATGTCGATGGTGCACCAGTAGTCGTAAAACCAGAAGATCTTGCTGAAAACTGGGTATGCTACGCACAAGACCAAGCGATGACACCAATCAGTGAGGCAGTAAGAAAGAGGGAGTATATCCAGTCTCTTCCACTTCTACAACAGTTAGGAGTACCAACACAAACGTTGTTGAAGGAACTGGTTAGAGCACTTGGTCTTCCGGAAGCCTTCTTTGAGGAAGCGGAACAACAAATGAAAGCGATGTCACAAGCGAAAGCTGATGAAGCCGCACAGGGCGTACCGGATGATGCATCCTCCCTCGCCCAAATGGGTTTACCAATCGGTCCCAATAATTTACAATCAATACCAAAAGGAGCTGAATAATGCCTGGTGAAGAAATACGCGATATGGAAATGAGTGCGATGGCAGTACAGCCAGAGCAATTGATGGATCTTGCAGACAAGGCCGATATGGTCGAGGAAGAGATGATGCCAAAGATAGAAGGAGACTTCAGTCTTAACCGAGTAAACAAACTTGTCGACTCAATGAACAGAGTAAACAAGTTGTTCAAGGCACCAATGTATCCTAAGTTTGACAAGGCTCCCAGTCCCTTTCCTCCAGAGTTCATCAAGAACTTGCAGATGATTGATTCTGCTGTGATGTCTGCTGGAATGGAAGAATACGAATTTAGTTTGGAAGACATCAACGATGATGGCGACTTGAAGACCCTTGCTGGTAAGATGGACGCAATGGCTTCCGACAAATCTTTCAAAGCTTTCCTAAACAAGCCACTCGGAATGGGTGAGTTTCAAAAGGATCAAGATGTTCCAATGATGGCTACTCAAGCTACCAAAGGAGCGATACAACAACCCTCAGCCGATGCAGAAGCAGAGGTTGACCTATTTATGTCACGTATGGCATAGGAGATAACATAGATGAGTGAAGACAATAACAATGTGAGCAACGTAGCAGAAGAAGTGCAAACAGCGACTGTCGAAACCCCAAACGTAGAACTTGATGTGAAAGAGGCTGTGTCCTCAATCAAAAACAAGTATGGTAGGGATCGCGTAGGTGAGGCATTAGATAAAGCCAAAGCTGAACCGGCTCCTCCAACACCATCAGAGATGACCATTGAACAGTTAGCAGAAGTAGCGATGACTGATGAAGGTGGACATAAAGGTATAGACTACAATGCAGTCATATCATCTCTACCAGATGATGCACAAAAATTGATGGCAAACTTACGAGCAGACTACACACGTAAGACGCAAGAGTTGGCCAATCAACGTAAAGAAGTAGAAGCAATGCGTACTTCATTGATGAACTCAGAGTTTAATAAACAAGTAGATGAGATTGCCAATCAAGAACAAGTTGAACTAGATCCTTATGACAACGCATCATTCGAAAAGAGAATCGAGCAAGAGGTTGCCAAACGATTGCAAGAAATGATGAAACCTATTCGGATGGAACAAGAACTACAAACAAGACGATCCAAACTCGAGCAATTCAAACAAGAGAACCCTGATATGATGGACTTCAAAGATGACATTGCTACTATGCTAAACGAAAACGAAGCACTTTCTTTGCAAGACGCATACTACATCGTGAAAGGCAAAAAGATGTCTGAAAAGATGATAATGTTGGAAGAAGAAAATAAGCAGCGTAAAGAGAAGATGCGTGAAGCTGGACTGAAGATACAGACCGGCACAAGAGGATCTGAAAAACCTCCAAAAGGTCTTAGAGGATATGAGATCTACAAATGGCTCGAAGCTCGTAAACGAGGCTAATATGGAAAACAACAAAACAAATACTGTACCCTCTCACCCTTTCTCGCACAAGAGAGACAAGTACGTGGACCCGAAAGGACAACCAACTACAATGCGATACAATAATTACATTAACTTTATACACGGAGAATAGTGATGGCTATTTCTAATGATGTTCTCAGTTCGACCCTCCGTATTCTTCTTGACGAAGAAGTAGATCAGTTGTTTCAAGCAACTCCTCTTCTCAAGACAATGCGTGAAAAGGGTGGTATCGAGACTTATGATGGTGGACAAAAATTGGACGTTCCACTCATCCTTGAGGAACACTCCTCGATTACACAACTTGACAGTGGGTACGAACCCGTAAACCTTGCTGTTAAGGATTCTTTACGAAACGCTTCTTTCAACTGGTGTGACTTTGTTGCTCCTATCGTACTTACACGATCTGAAGAACTTTCAAACAAGGGAGAACGAGCAATCGTATCTATCCTTGAGGCTCGTATGAAGTCTGTTATGGGTGCTCTACAACGTGAAGTTGAAAAGCAACTTGTTGCAAACTCATCGACCATTCTTACAAACCTTCTTTCCTTGAACGGACACAACGGTGCCAATGCTGGTGGTTCTACTACTGGTTTCTTGGAAGATGGAGCTGTTGGTGCACAAACAAACACTGTTGGTGGACTTTCAAAAGGTACATTCGAAAGATTAAACAATCAGTTCAAGACATCTTCCGGTACTTTGTCTATTGCTGATATGACAGATCTTTATATCTCTTGTCAAATCAACTCACCAAACGGTAAGGGACCAGACTTGATTATCTGTTCTCAAGATTACTTTGCTTCGTACAAAGCATTGATTCAACAGCAAGAACGATACATTGATGATGCACAGCTCGATGCTGGTCGTCTTTCATTGATGTTCCACGGTGCATCTTTGCACGTAGATCCATTCCTTGGTGCTTCAGTACAGAATGGTTCCGGTACTCCTCCAACTGGAGATAACATTATCGGTGCTTACTTCTTGAACACTGAATACATCAAGCTTGCATTCGATAGTGCTGCTCAGTTCGAGATGGATGACTTTGAACACGTTTCTGGTTATGCTTCACGTTCTGCCAACATCTACACTCGTATGCAGATCTACTTCACCCACTTGGCCTCTCAAGGTCTTCACGTTAACCCATAGGAGTAGAAAATGGCTACAAGTACATTAATTCAAAAACTCTTCGCTTCTGATGAAAGTGGAGTTGGTGAAGATTCAGTTAAAGTCTCAAACAGACAAGAGACTGAGATCTTCTTTGCATCCGAAGCTATTGTCGATGGTGACATCGTTTGTCTCGACATCAGCAAGACTTCCAACGGTGACAAGATGTCATACGTAAAGAAAGGAAAAACTGACGCAGCTGCAACTGCTGTTTGCATTGGTATTGCTGATCAATCGGTTGAGGCTGGAGACCTCGTACGCGTTGTTATCAAAGGCTTCAAAGCCGGTGCTAACATTGCAACCGGTGTTGGACAAGGTGAACGCTTTACTGGTAGTGGAACTGCCGGACGTGGTGAACTGTTGGCAAACTCGTCAACTATTCCCGCTCTTGGTTATGTTGTTGAAACTGCTGCTGGCAATAGTGCACCAGTCATCGTGCTCAAGCAAATTTAATTGTAAGTCTCCAACTATACAATTCTAACATAGGGGGAGGTTTATCCTCCCCCGCCTTTCAAGGTGTGAGATATGAACTTATCAGAAATGAGATCTATGATTGGGTCCATCATCGACTACGACCCACAAGTGACAAGCTACCAAGATGAGGTGAATAGAGTTATCAATGAGATATACCTTGAGTTCTTTTGTTCTCACCCTTGGAAGTTCAATCAAAAAAGTGTCGATGTGTATACGAAGCCAGACATTGCAGATACGGCAGCTTCGATAACACAAACTGGATACAGTGAAGAGTATCCATCTGCCGCAGTCACATTATCTGCTTCTACCTTTTTGAATAGTACAGAAGGTAGGTTTGGACAACTCAAGTATGATGGAGAAGTTGTCGTTATATCCGGTTCTGCTACGAATATAAACAATGGTCTATACATCCTAGACAAACAAGCAGCGAATGGCACGGCCTTACAGATTAGCAAGTATTCTTCCAACTCACCAAGACATCACTTTACCGGTACCGGTGCAGAGACTGTGACTTGTAAGATACAACAACGATACCTTACACTTCCACAAGATTGTATCAACATCCTCAGTGTTGGTATACGAAACCTAGAGGAAGCTGGTGTAGGTACAAATGCACTGGGACATATGTACTCAATGCTTCGTAGAAGAGATGAAGAGTTTAACTTACGTGATGACTTTACTGGTACTCCGACCACTTGGATACCTTATGACCAACCACCAGAAACTGTATCACGTAGAGTACGAGACTATATTCCAAGAGCAAACAAAGACTTCAAAGTTGTAGATGAAGCAGCTGGTGGAGGATGGGTACCCGGTACATACGAGTTTGCAATGGCATACGAACTACACGGTGAAGTAGGACCAATGAGTGATCCTATACAAATCACCATTGCACAAAGACCCAAGTTCACATTCCAAGACACAACAAAACAAGGAAACTTTGGTTTACGTAAACGTATCTTCTTCAGATTGGTATCTGTAGAAGGATTGTCTACTGGCGTCAACCACGAAGAGAAGTTTTTTAGAGATCTTGGTGCATTCACTTATCAAGGTGGTGGTGCAACACTCAATCGTGTTATATGGGAAGATACTGAAACAAATGGACAACTTCCATATCAAGATGCTTGGTGGAACTTAAACGAACTTGCTACGTTATTGCAAGTGCCAAGAAAGACTGTGACACTGGACAATAGATGGAGAATACGTCTACATCCAAGACCAGCTACACAGACACCAATGAGAATACGATATATGTACTACCCTGGCAAACTGTTGGATGACTATGATACACCAAACTCACCAACTGATACACACAGATACATTGTGTATCGTGCTTGCCAAGAGTTATTCGTCAAACATAAAAACCCAGAGATGGCGTTATACTACGAAAAGAAAGCAGATGATGAGATGAGAAAGTGTGAAAGAAGATACTTAAACGAAAGATCACACTACTACATCAAAGGTTCTATGCGAAGTGGACCTCTTACACTACGTCCTTTTCGTAATCTTACGCACGGTACTGGTGCGGATGGAACATAATGAAAACAATGTCAAGACAGATTGTGAACCCACAAGGTGGTATGGATCTTTCGATACCAGCATCACCCAATACGGCACAACTGATAGAAAACTTTACGTATGACCCACAAACAAAGGGTTGGACAACTGGTATAGGGTTTGAACCTTTCTTCCATACAGATCCAGACAATGGTCCTTTCACTGCTGCCAATCAAATGAACAAGCCAGTTGACTCGATATATGTCTTTCAGAAGCACGGAAGTAAACAACAAAACATTCTATTCGAATGCAATGGTAAGTTGATGTTGCTACAACCTTGGCGTGACACATCAACAACACAAAGAGTTATCCTTGATTCGTCAAGAACGATACCAACACCCAATGCTGTTCGTACATCTTACGAACCTTACGGCAAGTATTGCGTTATCACCAATGGCATCGATGAACCCGTAAAGTTTCGTGCTGATGGACGATTGTATCCACTAGGATGGGCTGAAGCACCGGGTGACCCTACAGTATCTGCTGTACGAGTACCTCCAGCTGCTGGTGACATCACAGCATTAGAAGCAAGTGATGACTATATAGGAAGTGGGAACAACATCTATCAAGGTGACGATCCTACATTCGAAGGTATCACATCAACTTCAGATACTGATACAGTGGAATACATCTATCGTGTATCATTCGTTAACGAGAATGGTTCTGAATCGCCTTTATCAAACGATTCGAATAAGTTCACATATCAAGGTGCTAGTGTGACTAGAAACGGCAACAGCGGCGTTCCAAAGGTTGGTGCTGTGATAGAGATACCAACAGGGCCAGTAGGTACGGTAGCAAGAAGGATATATCGAACACAATCAGATGGCAATCGTTCGTTGTTCTACTTTGTGGAAGAGATCAAAAACAACCACGATGTATTCTATACAGACTTTAAGAGTGATAAGTCATTAGGGTCGCAAGCACCTAACAGAACCGATTCTATTCGTTTTCCAGCTAGGAGTACAAGGTTTACTGCATCTTTCAAGAACTGCCTCTTTGTAGATGGTGGTGAGATGGATCCTACGAGGTTATACTTCAGTAAACCATTGGAGCCAGACCGGTTTGGTGCATTGGACTTCTTCGAGGTAGGAACAAGAGAAGGTGGAGACATCACTGGTCTTGAAGCATACTACAACTCATTGTTAGTTTTCAGAGAGAATGGTATCGATTTGATACGTGGTGACAATGTGAATGGTTTTGAGATTGTACCTTTTGTCGAAGGTATTGGTGCTTTCTCACACAATGCAATCACAGCTGTACCAAACCTTGGTGTGACATTCGTATCAAGAGATGGTATCTATCTCATATCTGGTGGTCTTGATGGTGGTAGTGATCTTGTCTTAAACAAACTATCGAAAGGATTAGATGAGATCTTCGAAAGACTATCGATAGATGCGATGCCAGCTGCTGTGGGTGCCTACAGTGCTGCAATGAATGAACTGCACTACTACCTACCAGAAAGTGGACGTATAAAACTACAACTAGGACTTGTATATCACACAAACAATGGCCAATGGTCACAAAGAAGTAAAGACTTTCCAGTACGTTGCATAACGACAGATAAGGATGGCAACTTCTTGTTTGGATGTGATGACTACAGTCCAGCTGGTACACCGGCAAATGGGACATTGATAAGAAGAGGTATCTATGCTATATCAGCCAAAAGAGCGGCTGGTACGCAAGGAAGTTCAACACCAGACATACCCAAAGAAGCAGATCCACTACAGTTCAAGTTTCGATCACAATGGATTGATATGGGGCTTGCTTACGTAAAGAAGTATCCTAAGTACTTGTACTTGTATGCAATGAGCGTTGGTGATGGTGAAGTGACAGTAAACCACTACAAAGATAGGGATTGGTCTACAGCATATCAAGGAGGAGTAGCAATCTTCCAACCACCAGATCATCCAGACCAAGATGTCTATGACAAAGCAAAGTTCGATACAGCAAACTGGCAAGACAAAAGACTGATACAAGTTCGTGTCCCTATATCCGGTGGTGCATATTCAGAATACGCATTTGAGATGACTGGCAACCAACCTTTCATCTTCATTGGTTATTCAGTCGAATACCAAGTAGATGGTGCAACAACAATACGAGGAAAGAGGAGCCAATAATGCCATATAGGTTTACGAAAGAAGACATAGTCCCTGGTGCCATTGTACAATCACGTGAGTTTGACAATGCACTTGGAAACTACGTTGATGTGATGAATGGAGGTATGGATAGAGATAATATGCCCTATGCCGGTGTAGGAAGTGCATCTTGCAAAGGTTCATTGTTTCAACAAATCAAGATCGTCACAAACATCAATCCTCCAGATTCAGAACTACAACCAGATGCAAACTACGTCACTCCTACACCCAATCGTCTTGGTCGTTTGATGTATGGATACCGGTTTGCCGAAGAACCTATAAACTCTGGAGATGGTTGGGGTCTTGCCACCACACAAACATTCGATTGCAACGAAGGAATGTTAGAGATAAGTTGGCAATGTGCAGAAGCAAAGACACAGTACTGGTCTTATTGGAAGAACTTCTCGACTGATAAAGTGGCACTAAAGTATATGCAATGGCAGATACGTGTAGATGGCAACCAAGTATACACTGGATGCGCACAGTACGAAATAATGAATACATCCATCCATCGTTGTACAATACCAATAAGCAAAGGTGAACACGAGATTAGTATACACTGGCGTGTCCCATCCCAACGTGATGATGATGACCAAGATCAAGTCGTTGCTGTATGGTGGGGTGGACTATTCACAGCAATCAACAAGTATAGGTGATAAATGTCTTCAGTAAACTTACAAAAATTCTATCCAGACAATGGGACAGTACAAGCAGCAGAAGTAAATGCAAACTTCAATGCTGCCGCTGGTTCATCACAAGGAATAAACGATGAGAACGTAGCAAGCGAAGGTTTGATAAGAGAAAACTTTACCAATCATTCAAGTGTCACATCCAATAACAAAGGGATGAGTATCAAACACGCACTCTTCCAACAGAATGGATACTACTTGGCACAAGGTGCTACAGCTGCATTGAATGCACAGTATCATAGTCTTACAGATGTTTCTATCGCTACAGCCAACAAGACTGTGGATGCAAATAAGAGACAAGAGATCAATCACGGTAGTGTTGGTGCTGCAACCACACAACAAGGTCAAGGTACGAAGATACCAGTTGGAGGGTATCAACAAGGGTCTACACAACGTTCTAACGGCATCGCATTGGAAGTAGGTGATGTCATACACGTGTTCTGGAATGTGACGGCTTGGAGATGGGTACCAGATAACTCAACGTATACAAACTATGTGTGTGAACTTATCGATAGTACAAGTACAAGAAGTACGATTCTAAACTATGCAATGTGTGTTTGGCCAGAGTTCAATACGCAAGATGATCTTGGAAACAACAATAACTTCACTTCAGCATCTGATAACACACACGGCTTTTGTCGTACTGGCAATGGGTTTGCAAACCCTGATGATGGTGTTGCCCCACTTGGTGGAGGTGGAGGAGTATCCAACCCTGTATCAACTGGACTAAACAATCTTAAGCCATTCGCTGATAAACGATTCGATCATTGGACTTGGATACCCGTAATGATGGGTTCTGGTGGTGCAGCTACTTCACGAGAAACTGTGGCAGTTGTGATGGATAGTGAGAATGGACCATCAGATACAGCCCTAGGACCAGCCAAACAATGTGCTGGACAAACATATATAAAGGTTGATACTGCAAAAACATTGTATTCTATTCAACTTTATGTGACCGGATTGATGGGATTGCATTATGATACATCATCGAACAAAAATGGTACATTCATTGAAGACCAAGCTGTGACGAACTCCTCTGGAGGTATTGATGGCAGTCTCCATATAGAACGAGCATCAATAGGTTATGTAGTCTATAGAAAGGAGGGAGTTTAATGGCATACGTAGTACCCAATGCATTCAGTGCTGGACAAACAATAGAAAGCGATAAGGTTATCGAAAACATCGATGCCTTACGAAATTATATCAATGGCAGTGTTGCAGCAAGTGACATTAGTACGGGTTCAGAATGGTGTGAACCCAAACACGTAATGAAAGGTTTATATAACCCTATTCAAAACAGATACGAAATGCAGTCTGGCATAAGTGGTGGACATCCAGTGTTTCCTATCTTTCATCCCGGCTACTTCTCTTCTAAGTTTCACGACTATGGTGGATCTGGTCGTGGTATAGTACCCAATATGTCAGTTGACTTCTATCTTGAAGCTGATGCAAAAGTGTTCTTCTACTTTACAGCAAGCGTAAGACCTCTTGCACCACTGGATACAAGTACACCAACTCGTACACTAATGGGTTTACGAATAGATGGTACAGCAATCAACACAGCACAAAACTACTTCGCTGAACAGATAGAAGTAAACAACTCTGGTGCAGCAGAAGAACCTATCGTATCACCATACCGAAGACGTACTTGGTCATTCCAAACAGTACAAGAACTATCAGCTGGAGAACATTTCTTTGAGATAACTGGACAAACCGGTTCTTCGTCTGTACCAATCAAGTTTTACACTTATTCAATACAAGCATTCTACTAGGAGATAACAATGGATCCTTTAACACTAGCACTCATAATGGGCGGTGGAGCAGCAGTCAAAGGCATCGGCCAAGGTATAGCTAGTTTCCAACAAGCCGAAGGAATGATGAGTGATTACGAAAAGCAACAAATGAAAAAGTTGCAACGAGAACAAGAGATGGGACTACTTGGTTTCAGTCCAGAAGAGATGGCTGATGTAAGACAAGCTGTTATCAATCCCGTAAAGGCCTTACAGACACAACAACAAGACCAGTTGAAAGCAACAATGGCTGGACTTGATTCTGGTGCCGGTTCAGCGTTCTTACAAGCATTGGCTGCCAACGAACAAGCACAAAGAGTACAAGCAGCAGCTGAAGATAAGATACAAGCACAAAACTTACAAGAAGCACGACGAGAAGAAGCATTGTTGATGGGTCTACAAAACAAGGCAGCTGCACAAGAAGCTGCAAAGAAAGCGGCCATCACGCAAGCAATCACAATGGGTATTGGTGGAGCTGCAGAAACTGGAGGCAAGGCAATGTTGTTGCAAGAAAGTACAGCACCCGGCTTAACCGAAAGCAACGAGGTTATTATGGATGCTGAGACACAAAAGATGTTAGAAGACTTCTACAAAGCAATAGGAGGTCAATAATGGCACCACCTAATAGAAACCCTGAATATATACCACCTACGTATGGTGCGTTATTCCAAGACACATATCTTACGTCACATCGACAAAAGATGCAACTTGCTATCCAG